AACCTACACCATCATATTCATCAGCAATACCAACACATTCGCGAACAATCAACTCGGCAAACTTTTCTGTGGCTTCGTGTGAATTTCCTACCCGGCTAGTAGGACCTAACAGTCCAGCCTTTTCGGCAAGTTGTCCAATTCGTTTGTTCATTTTAGGTTTGAGTCGAGGAGCATATGGCCCTTTACTACAAACATGAGCAACATCAAAGTCTGGATAAGTGTCTCCGCAAAAATTGCATGTAATTTGTTTCATAGTTCAACCTCGTAGTTCTTTTTGATGTGCTTGGCAATAGTATAGCCTTGTCCCAGTGTAAGCCCATCAAACCGGTAGGCAGTATCAGCACAGTCGCGGATCAACAATTCAGCAAAGTGTTTCACAAACCGCTCCAAGTCCGCAGGCGTCATGGTGCTCCAAGTTTCCTTGAACTTGTCGTCCAGCGTCTGTGCCATCAGTTGTTTGATACGCTTGTTCACTGCGATCTCCGCTTCATCCATGTGTAGTCTACCCCGTCTGGACACTTGCCATTCTTGATACTGTCAGCGCCAAACACACCCACAATCTCCATGCCATTGCCTGTGATAGTAACAAACTCGCCCAACGCCCGGGCATACGCCATGGCTAGATCTAAAGATTCAAAATCTTGTTGTTGAGTCGGGCTTGCTACATTATACATTCAATCCATTAGACTGTAAAGTCTATCTTCCCAATAAAATTCATAACTTTGGCATTGTTCGGCAATCTTGCCCACAAGGCTGGCACGTTGTAAATAGGTTCTACTTGTTTTTGCCGCTTCTAATTTGGCAATCAGCGCATCAATGTCTGCATTCATACGCTCGTCAAGTGGTGTTAGTCTCATATGTTTTCTCTTTACATGTATCGGTTGATGAACCAAACTTTGATCACAAAGGTAACGGCCAGGAATAAGAACATTTCAATCATACAATTTCCTTAATCTAATCGGCTACCAGCGTAGGCAGAGAAGCCGTATCGCTTGAAAACATCAGCCGCCGCTTGGGCACCTGCTTCCAGGGTGTCTACGTTTTGCACGTACATGTTGGATGGATTCCAGATTTGGAAAGCACCTGTGTGACTCTTGCTCACGCCTGCTTCTTTGAGAGCACGGCCCAGTTTGGTATTGCCTCGAACACCAAAGATATCAACCCAGGCAAAGCCACAGGCAAACTGATCTTTTCCGCCAAGTTTTTCTTGGAAGAAACGTTCAGCGGCTTCACGAGCGGCTGACTTGGCTTCGGCCACGATTGTGTCTACTTTGACACCGTTTAGTGTTACTGTCATGGAGGGCTCCTTTTTAGTTTCTATACAAGTATTATAGCAAATGGGTAATTATTGGTCAACCGCTTTTGTACGCACATCTGTGTTGAGTGCAGGTGTATACTTTCGTATTAGTTCACGCTCTAGTGTGTGCGCTTCAGTCTTGCCACGCACCGTGTCAACAATCGCAAAATTCACAGCCGACTCACCAGCGGCACGAATTGCTTCGTACAGACGCCATGATTTGTCTTCTGTGCGTGAGCGATAGATGTGCTTGTTGATGCGTGAGCGCAGGCTCATGGTGATGGTGCGTTGAGTTTTTGCTGTAACACCAATGTAGTACTCCAGGCCAATTTGGATGAAGTAAACAATGTGTGTACGGTCCACTCGTTTTTTGCGTGATTGCTTTTTAAGTTCCATACAAGTATTATAACCGAAACTGCTTTTTTGGTCAACCGAAATCAACTACTACAAAAGTACTAGTTTTTGCGAGATCAAAAAGTAATACTTTGGTTTACGGTTTATGTACGATCCAAATAACGCAAAAACTTTTCCAGGTCGCCATACATGGCATACATGATGGCCTGCTGACTGCCGAATATGATTAGTTTGGGAATTTTACCCACCTTTAGATAGTAGGGACAATCAAGTTTTCGGTTCAAGGTCATAAGCAAACTGGGACTCAACACTTTTGTAAAATCAAATTCATATTGTTCAATTGACAAAAATTTAAAAGCATCATATCCAGATATGCTCAATCTTAATCCACCATCGTCACGTGGATCTTGCCACCATGCTTTGAGCGCCAGTTCAACGCCAAGCCGGTCATCTGCTGGCAGTTGATTTAACAGTTGTTGAGTAAGTTGTTGTTTATCGAGCATCGGGGTATACTTGCGCCCCCTGCGTCAAGAGTACAACTGTGAACTTGTCGGTCTTGAATTGTGTGTTGAGTTTACGTGCCAAGTTCTTGGCATGACCGGGATTGGAGAATGAAACCTTCTTGTATTTAGGACCTGGATATTGTGTGAGCATGTTGGAGGTTTTCAAGTTGATAGGCTTGGTATCATAAAAAACTGCCCACACTCCATCAGAGGCCAACACTTGTTCGGTCTTGTAAGTTGCTTTGTCAGTGGATTCGATCAACACATTCGGCTTGGGTCTTGACATCATTATCTCCGTAGTTTATTTATCTCAAAAACTACGTGGTTTTGAAACTCCCACCACTCAATTCTACTGTGACTTTTTCTTCTCGGGCCTGGATAGTTTGGCCACGCATGCCTTCCAAAGTCAGTAATAGTTTTGTAATATCACCGTGCAAGTCTTTGGCATCACGCAAATTCATGGTCAAGTCACGTTGACCACGGCTTTCTGCGGCCTTGATAGCATCAACAAAACGGTTGATATGTAAACTCATTTTACAAACTGTTCTAGCTCAGGTGGTTCCCAGCCCAGAGGCTTGAGTACTTTGCCATCTTCACGCTTGCGAACCTTGCCAGTTTCACTATCGATTTTAGCAAAGTTTGTTTTCATAACTTCCTTCCAAGCACCTTCGGCGTCAGCACCGAGACTATGGATAGCACCCACAGTGACCACAAGGATATCAATCAATGCATCAAGATCATCCACTTTGGTTGTGCTGGCCACCAATTCGTTGAATTCTTCACTGATGAGATTACAATACAGTTGGTATTGCTCCTCATTGAACTCGCCCACTGTCTGATCACAGGCTCGCATGAATTTTTCTTGATCTCTAAAGGGATTTGACATTTGCTTCTTCTTTGCTATTAAACGGACCTTGGTAATCGTATCGTTCCAAGGAGATGAGTTTTGGATGTTGAATCATTTTCCACTTGCGATGTTGTCGCACTCGATACCAACCAGCCGCAAACCATGACTTGGATTTTGTGTCTCTAGTGAACAAGGGCAAACGGCGTTTGACGTCCCATAGAGGATTGTATACCATACCTTCCACGTTGTGACCATACACTACGTTTGCCGGCGCAGGTGTGGCTTTTTCTGGTGGCTCAAACTCAATGTTCACAGCCTCTCGAGCCATTTTGACTGTTTTGTAACTGGCCACACTGTCATGAATTTTTATGGTACAGTTACCGTTTTCGGTGACTTCAAGTTGGCCAATCTTGCGATTATCCTTCTTGAGTATCCAATATTGATTTTCTAATACTGGTTTGGCTAATATCATCTAATACTCCTTTGTATGTTTCGTTCATCCAGCGACTCACTTGATCTGCACTGTCACTGAGTTTGGTCAACTCGTACTTGCCACAGAATTTTAGGAAGTGTGCACCTACCATGCCCACATCCTTGTGACTGATCTGTTCACGAATACAACCATCCACAACTGCTTTGACATTGTCTGGCTGTGCTGTGAGATCAATCAAGGTACAGTTACGTTCATAGTCGTCTAACACACGGTGTTCGTCACCGTTGTGGTCGGTCCAACGTTGCAGCATGAGATTGTTCCAAGAGTAGCCTTTTTTGTCTCTGTCTCCAAAGGCCTCACGGAGACCAACTTTATTCTTTGTGCCTTTCTCACGTACTCCAGGATACGCACTGAATACGTTGTCTGAGGTGTCGCCACGCATGCACTTCTCAAATAGCAACCAGGCTGGATCCGGGATCGTTTTTGGCTGTTTAGTTTTCTTATCATTGACACGGTTACCTTTAGCATCGAATATGCCCTCCAGGGTTAGTAGTTCATCTGTGATACCATTGTATTGCGTGACGTTGTCGGCCAACAACTGCACGAAATCAGTGTCTGAGCTCACAATTGTGTGTTCATCTTGGGGGTGTAAAGAGATCCAACGTGCTATGATATCATCTGCTTCGGCAGTGGCACAACGGATCACACTACAATTTGTTTTTGTAGACAAGTATTTAGTCAGTTCATCATAGGTTTCCCAAAACAGTTTATCTTCTTCTGCTTCTGTTTCTGTCATTGCCCCACGTGCCACAGCACGGTTAGCCTTGTAGGGTTTGTAGTGATCTTTGCGCCAGCTTCGACCCTCCAGTGCAAAAACCACATGGTCTGCTTGAAAACGCTTTGCCACTTTGTTTGCAGCCATGATTGTAACATGCAGGGCAAAGCCCAATTTGGTCCATGTGTCACTGGCACGGTGTGCTGAGTGCCGGGCACGGAAAAACATGTTGGCTGTATCAATCAGTAGGTATTTCATTAGTCACAATCAAGTTGTTATCGTAAATATATTGTAACACATGTTCAGCCCAAAAGCAATGGGCACTGTGCCCAAAATGCCAACTATCGGGGTTGACCGTTTTGAATCCGTTGTTTCTTAGCACTGAATCGTAAGTTTGGTCAGGATCGTATGGTGCAATGTAGCATTGACTCCAGTCACGATTTTGGGAGATTTTACCAAAATGACTATTGCCATTAAACATCACATGCTGCACCTGGTTAAGTTTGAGTTCGTTATGGAACTGCCAAATCTCGTCATGTGCTTGTTGTTCAACTTCGTCCCAGTTGATCGTGGACATAAAATTTTTGTAACGTTCGGCAAAAACGTGCGGTACACTATCTATGCCACTGGCGTTGACTTGATACCATGTGCCTTCGTGAAACCATTCTTGTCGTTCCCACGTGGACCATTGCAGTATCACAAAAACATCCTTGAGATCAGTCTGTTCATGTAACCAAGATCTTGTGGTACGAATAACACGGGCATTTGACCCACCAGCCTGTGCGTCAAGGTACAGTATGGCATTGAGACTGTTGGCTATTTCACAGCCAAAACTCACACGTTCGTTGTCTGGATGCGGCTGTTGCCCCAAGCCATAATATAATCCATCATCCTCTGCCCATGAATATGTATTTACTGCTTCTGCGGCCGCGGCATGACTATCACCATTAACATACAATATCATTTTTGTAATAGTACTTTTTCAGTCTCTGCTGCCACCACACGTTTGCGCAGGCTTGAACTGGAGAACGAGTGATCTCTACCATTAAACACTAGTTCAATGCCACGCATGCCACATTCTTCCATACCAGAGAAGTTTAGATGTTGATATTCCACACCTAACACACGAACATCCACAGGCAGGATCAACAACAAGTCACGAAGATCTTGTTCGGTTTGGTATACAACAACTTCATCAACGTAACGGCAGGCGGCCAACTGTATCTGTCGCTCCACAATAGATTGTATAGGGCGATTCTTAGTCTCGGGTCTATCGATAGTTGGGTCTGTCTGGAGCCCGCAGATCAGGTAGTCACAATGATTCTTGGCCTCGCTGAGCATAGCAATGTGGCCCGCGTGGAGCATGTCAAAGGTTGAAAAAGTGATGCCAATTTTCTTCCCGTCTTGTTTGAGTTGTTTAATGTGATTGAAAATCATGATACTTCAGTTCTTCCGCCGCCGATGTCTCTAGTGTTGACATACTGTCCAACACCTTTGATTATGGCCTGTTCTTGTTCCCAGGTTTCCATTACCACATGTCTGCACACATTTTGAAACCAACGATCCACTATGTCAGCATCCACATCATCGGGTTTCATCATGTAGCCGGCTTTGACCAGGCGTGCCACAAAGATTTCATTCCAGTCTAATTCAAACGCACCCTGGTGCAGATTGTCAGGATCGATATCCATACGTACCATTGCCACATATGGCTCGTTCTTTTCTGTGGCAATTTCTTTTTCAGTCTTGACTGGTGCCTTGACCTTTGGTTCTTTTGCAGTTTTGGGCTCTACTTCGGCCTTGGTTTTTTTCTTGAACCAATCAAATATTGCCATTAGGTTCCCCATTCGTTCTTGAATAGTGGCACTTGTAGTCTATCACTGTAACGCCAGCCTTTTCGCATTGCCATTTCTGCCACTGCACGATTGTTAAGGGTATACACTCGCTCAACGCCACCAACAGGCATGACATACACAGGACCTGTAAACCCTGCCGCCCTATACGCACCCACTGCACATTCTGCATCTGCTAGATCCTGTTCTGTTGCTACCACCAGTTTCAAGTAAGTATAACCAAATTGTTCGTATTCACATACCACTTCTGGAAGTATGGCTTCTTCCCACTTCTCACCAGACCCAGGAAGTTTAGCACTGACGCTAAATGTAATTTCACGTTGTGCTCTCCAACGCTGTAAGTATTCTTTAAATTCAGGTGTTAGTTTTTGGGTACCATTTGTTTCAAATGTAATCTCTTTTAGTCTGTGCATACTGTCGTGATCCAGCAAGTCTGGATAAGCACGTTGCCAACCCAACAAAGGCTCACCACCTGTGATTACCAAATGCTCATCTTCCCAACGACGATGTGGTAGTATCTGCATGATACGATCAACAATGGCATTGGTCTCAAGCATGGGACTTAGGTCTTTAAAGTCTGGATGCCATGACGCATAACTGTCGCAACCTGTACTAACTAAGGGCAAGTCTTTGTACTTTTCAAAAGCTCGTATCATGGTATGTGTGGCTGCAAGATCGGTTGCTTCGTGGCTCACCTCGCCACGTGACATACCAAATCCTGCACATGTAAAGTTGCAACCAAATGTTCTCAAGAACACCGACGGCACACCCATGTATCTGCCTTCGCCTTGGATTGAATAAAATAATTCTGCTATTTTAAGTTTGCTCATTTATATCCTCTGTTGTACATTCATTGATTATACACGAAACATGAAAATTGTCAAGTATTATGAATTCTAATTAATGCATTCTATAAATGAACAATGCATATTATCTGATATAAAACTATGCTGCTAGTTGTTTTACAGAGAACGAGCCTTGTGCTTTGGCAGCACCTAGACCACGCTGACTTGCTTTGCTGTTAACCGCACCAACTAGGTCAACGGTGGCTTTGCCAAAATTGCGACGTCGCGCATAATAAAATAACTCTAAAAATCTATTGAGACTCATGGTTTTGTCTTCGGGGAAATCCAGTAGATATACTGTAGATTCGTTGACCAGGGATCGATTGAAACTGAGATATTCCCAAATATTATAGTCCAGAGTCAAATTCAAGGGATAGGCATTTCTGTCCGCATATTTGATGTAGTAACTGCGTTGGAAACGCATGAGACTGGCCAAGAGATCTGTTGGCAACATGTAACGCTCTAAGAAAGTTTCCAAGAAATCATACAAGTCATCCACTCGGTCTTCTTGGTGCATGTTCATTGAGGTACGATGTATGATGTTCCAACCATGAATCTCTACACCAATCTTGGGATGATTGATCCGGCCAGTATTCATCCAGTTGGAAAAATATGTTCTGGCTTCGTCTGCTTCTTTTTTGATCCATTCATGAGTCATAGCATACTCAAACAGATCTTCATAGTAGTCGTTGTAACTGATACCCAGATACTTGTTGATAAATCTGGCCACAATGGTAGCAAAGCCATTGATATGAAATGTGGTCTGGAACCACGAAAAAATCTGCGCATCCAACATCACCGGAGTGGGCATGTCTTTAGTGCCTGTTATAACGTCAATGCTTTCTTCAATGTGCTCCACGCTGTATGAACCAGCAAAGTAATCAGTTACGGGCTGACTAGTAATCTTAAACAGTTTTTTCTGTAGCAGATTCATTTCGGCATTTTCCAACAACTGAGCTTGGAACACAGTGATACCGGTGTGTTGATTTAGGTCATACAAGGCATAGAAGTTTTTCTTCCAGGATTCTAGGGTTTCGCCAGGCAAGCCCAGGATAAGTTCGGTGTAGGCCGGAATGTTGCGTTGATCACACAGTTCAAACACTTCGTTAAGTTTGTTCATCTCCATGTTCTTGCGACGAATATTTTCCAACACATCCAAGTCAAGACTCTGTACACTCAGTGTGAGACCTTGATTGAAGCCCCTGGCATCCAGCAGTTTCTTCACAATGTCGATCACTTCCTTCTTTTGGTTCTTGGCCCAGGCCACAGAGAAAGTTCGAGGCGATCCGTACTTTTCTTGCATCTCAATAATCTTGTCAGCAATCATGCCATCACGTTCGGGAAACATGCCAAAGTTAGCATCAGTGATTGAAATCCAATCAAAGTTGCGTTTGGCCATCCATTCAAGTTCGTGGAACACTCTAGTTAATTCAAACTGCTTGACCTTGTTGTAGGTCAAGCTGCCCCAGTCACAAAAAGTACAAGCATAGGGACAACCACGATTGGTTTCAAGTGTTCCTTGCCAGGTCACTTCAGGATGATCTGCCATTATTTTATCAAATATGCCCGACAGGTAAGGACTGGCCACCTGCTCAAGACTTTGAATACGTTCGGCGTCTTGTGTTTTTACAGCCTCACCGTTGCGATTGATCAACAGGCCTGGCACTGATTCCCAGTCACCAGTTTCAAAGTGTTCCAGCACTCGCTTGAATGTAATTTCACCTTCATAGCAGATCACTAGATCCATGAACGGTTCTCGACGAAACAGATCTGGGTCAGTTATTGCCGGCTCTGGTCCACCAAACACAGTCAATACCGTGGGATTGATTTCTTTGATACGGCGGGCTAACTCATAGTTATAGCGATGATTCCATACATAGGTACTAAAAGTCACAATGCTGTTGAGTGCCAGTCGTTGTGCCACAGGTTCCAGCGCATCTCGTCGCCAGATCCAGTCAGTGGCTTCAAACTGTTCACGTATGGCGGGATCGGCTAGGCTATAACTCCACACTACACCTGCAGAATACGGCAGGTAATAGGCGTTGAATTCTTTGGGCCCTTGCTGAAAATTGGGTTGCACAAAGGCAATGGTATGTTTCATGCAGTATTTAAGCCTTGACGGCATGCGGATTGGCAAACTGTACCATTTGGCTGTTTATATCATTTTCGGCCAGTCTCTGCCAGGGATCTTGAGTACCTTTGAAAATGTTTTCAAAAAATTCAGTACTTGCGCCTTGTTGACGCATGTAAGCGGCCAGTTTAGCACAATCTAAATGCCTTGCATCTATCATCTCTCTGCTGTGAAAATCTCTGGGATCATCGGGCTTGCCTTCTAGCATGGGACGATTGGCATAGATGTCATCGTTGTTGTTGCCAGTCAAGTCAAACCGATCATGCAACACATCCACACTAATTCGCTGATAGATGTCCAGCATGTAGGCCTGCTGACTTACCCAACCATCTTGTGTGGGATGAGGACTTATGTAGCCCAGCAAGTCATACCATGTTCGTGGAACTATGGGAAAGATTGAATAAGGGTGCATGCGATGAGTGCAAAAACTAAGCAGTCGGAACTGGCCAGTATAACTCATGATTGTGGTGTCCCATCCTTGACTTTGCATCACAGCATCGTCGTTCCAGATCACCAACCAATCACTGTCGGTTTGTTTGGCCATGGCATTGTTGTATTTGTGTAAATTCACATAGCCCATGCGTTCAAACTTCATAGCAGTATAACTTACGTCACGCTGGTCCATCCAAGGTTGCAGTTCATCAACAAAGTATTTGAACCCTATGTCATCATCATTGTCAAAAGCAAACATGATTTGCACACGACTAGCATCGTCGGCTAGTTCTACCAAACTGCGTACACTGCGACCCAGACTCTCTGTTCGACCACGAGTGGCCAACAGCATAGCAATACCATATTCATGTTCTTGCATCAACATCTCCATCATGCAAACAAATCTTCTTTCCATTCACGATGGCCTTCACGGAATGCCATATTGCTTTGTGTTTCACGCACTTCTACACGATAGCACCATAGACGTTCGGCTTCGCCCTCGCCCCACATTTCTGGAATGTAAACACCGTTCACATACTTGTACAGCATGTCTGCAAGGCCTTCACAACCAAGTCTTGGCAATACTACAACTTTGGCCATTTTCTTTTCTTGTAGCAGTTGGTATGTGGCCATTTCTGGATCATCCTGCGCCACAATAAGAGTATGATCAAATTGATCTTCTAGTGTCTTCTTTAGTTCCTTGAGACCGCCATAGTCAGCGGCCCAGTTGCGCACATCCAAGTCGTCTGTGCCAAAGAAAAATTTCATACTGAAACTGTACCCGTGAATTAGATTGCAATGGCTGTCTGCTCGCCACTGCCTGTAGGCGCACGGAAATGCGTCGTGATATTCTTTGGTAGACGTATATTTGTACATACGTGGAATTGGGATTTGATAACTGGTCATGCTGTTTCTCCTATGTTAAATTATAGCATAGGCGGCGGAGTTTGTAAAGCGGGACGATGCCGATAGGCCGCTTAAAAGAATATTTATGCTGAATTATGTTACTGAATTCTATTGTAAAAACAGTTGACATGCTCTACAAATTCGTGTTTGGCTCGTTGATGTAAATTATACCACAATCCATGCACTTGATTTGCCAAATCATAGCAATTGCTCAGTTCAAACCATTCGATCATGGTGTTGTAAAATGTTTTATCAAGAGTAGGTTGGTATAAACAATCCACGGCTATAACTTTATTTCCTGATTGTCTTGATAAATTGTTCACATTTGACATAATTCTGTGTTTAACATCTATTTTAAATTTTTCGGGTGTGCAATGAAACAAGTTGCTGTTTAATTTAAAGTAACATTGTAATGCCAATTCTGGATCAATAGTACAAACTAAGTTTTTATCTACGCCGTCAACCAAAGTACAAAGGTGCTCTAATTGAAAAACTTGCCGGGTCTCTTGATAGAGAAATTCCATCCATAACCAATTGTCCCAAGATCGTTTTGAAGAATAAATTTGGGTACGGAAACTTTCAAGTTTGGACTCGGCATCAAGAAATGTTATTTGTCTACTTGAGTCTGTAATTTTTGAAAATCCTCCGTCCACCGAAGGAGTTAATACAAATTGAAAAACAGGATCCAGTAGGGCCAACCATCTCACATGATTACCAAATCCACCAACGGGTGCGCACACTCCGCATTTCAAAGGAGACGAACTTGTTATATCAATCATTCAGGTTGCTGATATGTATCAGTTTTGTAGTTGGCTTGACCAGGTATGACACCACGCACACCACCAACAGGATCAGAAGTATCTCCATGCATTCTTGGGATCAAATGCACATGAGGATACATCACTGTCTGCCCGGCAGCAACTCCTGCATTTAATCCAATGTTAAAAGCATCACACTGATTGTTCTGCACCATTTGACGACCAGTCAACAGAGCCATGCCCATGGCTACCACAATAGATTCGTCAGTGTTGGCACGTGGCACAAACAACAGGTGACCTTGTGCCACAGGATATGCATCACGGAACACAGCAATGTGAGTGTTACTAATTTCAGGCACTGTGTTGGTCCAGGGGGCTACTTTTCCATCCTGGGCGGCTGTTAGTGTTGCGTAACTAATCATCGTGGTGCAAAGTCCTGTTGTAGTTTGATATTGTCAAAGAATTCCTTCTTCACGCTTTGGTCTGTTTTGAAGGCTCCATGGAGTACGGTAGTTTGGGTAAGACTACTGTGAGCCATAATACCACGATTCTCGCAACATCCGTGGGTAGCCTGAATATAAACGGCAACATCTTGGGATCCAGTTGCAAACTCGATCTCACGAGCGATGTCCATGCAGAGCTCTTCTTGAAGAGTTCCGCGTCGGGCACACCATTGTGCGATCCTGGTGTACTTCGAAAGACCAATGAGTTTGGCGCCAGCAATGATTCCAATATAAGCAACACCCGTAACAGGTTGATGATGGTGGCTACACATGCTCTTAAGCTCTGAACGCACCACCAACATACCTTCGTATGCTCCTGCTGTGTCATTTGGGAAAGCCGTTGCATTAGGCGATTCCTCATACCTACCAGCCATAATTTCGTTGAAGTACATCTTTGCCAACCGGCGAGCCGTACCTTGTGAGTTTGGGTCATTTTCTCTGTCAATCAATAATGCATCAAGTACACCTTCGAATGCTGTGGTGGCTTCATCAATCAGTTGCTCTTTCATTGACTCGTCAATATACTCGCTAACGTTGTCGCCGGCCCAGAATCTTTTTCCGTCACGTTTGAATTTAAAGCGAAGGTGATCGCATGCCTTGCCCAGGCCGTAACCACCATCTCCGGCCCTTGCGTCTATGGTTGTTTCTTTTTTATCTGTCAATTTTATTTCTCCGAGTTACTGACGTGGATGTCTTTGTTGTATTGTATAGTATTTAGATTGCAATGTCAAGCGGGTTTTTGTTATATTTTACAAAAGGTAAAATTGCTTCAACAAATAATTGATGTCCAAATTTGTTAAGATGATAATCCGTTTTGCTTAGACTACACTTGTTGTCCAAAATAAAGTCAAGATAAAACAACGTGGGTTCAATAGAAATATTACTTACACTTTCCTTGCTAAAATAGATTGGAATGTAGCGGCATGGCGCAGTTAATTTAACACTGTCATAATAACTTTGAAAATTGGTGTTTTGTTCATACTCAGAATAATAATTGTCAAACCAGGTATCGTAAAATTTGTTGCTTTTTGTTTTTGAAAGTATCCCAGTCCATTTGGCAGGTGAGTCGTTGACTGGATTATTATTTCTCATAAATTTGTGTTTGAGTCGTGTGTAAATCAAACTGGTGTTTATAATTTCTTGATGCAACGGATTAGTTTCATCGAACACAAACGACTTCCTACTGGGATGACTCCACCCTACTATAACTGTGTCGATTGAATTTATGTACCGTTTATTTTCTAAATAGCAAGAGTAGATTGCAAAATTGTCAGAGGCGATTTCTGCACGATTCACACATTCAGCGTTTATTTTATCAGCAAGCAAAGATGGCCAACTATCATCTTCAGAGACTCCGTGTGCTTGACACATACTGGGTCCAAAAATCCATAACTTGGGTTTGATTAATTTTTGTTGATCCATTTTTTTATATCGTCAAATACATGTTGGTTGGCTTCAGAGGACAAATGATTCATTAATCCTGGAGATTCAACAAACAACTTGTGGTAGTTGATGTCGATCTGGTTATTGTTGTTATTAAAAAATGTGATGTGTAAACTGGGTATATTTTTTTCTTTGAGAATGCAACTGATATCGCTAACAATCAATTGGTGTGCATATAAAAAGAACTCATCAAAAAAATATTTTTCGTAATATTCTTTCACACAGGCCACCTGAGGATTGTTGGATTCTGCCACATCACTGTAGATAAAATCGCAAGAATGATGCAGACAGTCGTCTTGGTGCAATGGATTGTGTTCCACCGGCAATCGATAAGGACTTGTATGCACAACAATGCAATGAGTGATATCATCCAATGTATGCTTAACCAACTGAGTCTGAATTCGGAATTCGCTACAGCCTGCTTGACATTGGTTATCTACAAAATATTCTTTTGATAACAGATTGGGCCAACCTTCTTTGTTTGGATACTTGATTGTCCAATCTGCCCCGAAACTGTCTCCTAATAATAATATTTTCATACGTGCGCATTCTGCTCAATGAATATACTACCAACATCGGGATAGTCAAAATATTGATCAAGTTGCGGGGTGAATTTTTTTTTAGCAAGCAAATTTAGTCCTGTCACGCATTCTTCAGGACGCATGTAATAGTGATATCCTACTGTGAATTCTTTTTGTTTGATTATACTTCTTGGTAGCCTTTGTCATCAATGTTATTTATTGATATTGATTCTGTCATCTTATTCCTTGATAGTAATAGTTCTTAAATCGGGATACAAAACTTCTTTGGACGGCGGACAATGTTCTTTGAGACCTTCTAACAATGCCAACCCTTGAACTGCTTCTTCGGGTGTGGGCTTGTAGTGATACCCGACTCGAAACTCTTTTTGTTCTACCCAAGGTTTGATATTTAGATTTCGTCCGTCGTACCTCATACAAATAATTGTATCATATGCCGCTCGGTCATCTAGTATTATAGCACCACCACGGCCTATGTGTAAAGGCTTGTCATGTCCAAAACTCATGCATTGCATGGAACCTGGTCGATACATACCTCGCTCTAAACGTCTTGCACTATCCCAAACTCTGGTGTTGATGAATTGGTACTCTCCGTGCCAACGTTGCCAAGCATGATCTAGGTATTGAAACTCAATGCCTAACTTGTACATGAGCATGGGAATACTCAAATAGGTATAAGGAGTGAATTGGCATTCTCTAATACGTTCATATCGCAAACACAATTCAATTGCGTGTGTACAACAATCGGTCATGACAGCATACGGTGCTTCTGTAAATTCTGCTAGTTCTTGTTCGAACTTTAATATTTTATCAAAACTCATATGTTCATATTATTAAATTGTACAATCGATCACACCACATTTGGTGTCCAACTTGATTGAGATGTAAATCATCCTGACTTATGAATACTTCATGTTCAATAATATATTCTAACATAAAGTTATCATTTTGTATATGGATATTGGCAATACTTTCTTGACTAAAATAAAAAGGAATATACTTTCCTTTACATCGTATGCTAGTACTATCTAAATACCCCTGCATGTTGCAATCTTGTTCATATCTTGAATAATAGTTGTCAAACCATGTGTTATAAAAATCAACATTTGTACGCATTGGCGATAGCATTGACCATTTGAGTTGAGTACTGGGGATCAGATTGTTGCTTCTACAAAACGTTCTGCTGGGTGTTTTATAAATTAAACTTTGGTCTGCTACTGTTTGGTGAGCAATGTTGTTGTGATCCAACACAAAAGATTTTCTATTAGGATGACTCCATCCCACGATAACCACATCGTCATCAGCAATAGTTGACATATTCTCTAAAAAAGTACTGTAGATATAAAAGTTATCTGCTCCTGGCTTTGCAAACGTTACATAATCAATCGATAGTCGATTGGCTAGCAATGCAGGCCAACCTTGGTGTTCTTGGACTTTGTGTGGAGTGCTCATACTCTGGCCGAAAATCCAAAGTTTCATAGGTACAGTGATTCAATCAGTTTAGGATTGTTTATGATATTTTGTATCTGTATATTACTAATGTTTGGGCGGCAAGGTTGACAAAATTCCACTCGTGTCTTGTTGTAAATTTCCCAATGACGTTCATTGAGCCATATGTCTCTAAAGTCCCCTGAGTCCCAGGCACCCAATTCAAACTGTGGGTTGCCCTTGCCTTCGCAACAGATGTAAATTTTACCATCAGCACAAAACACAGGAAAGTGAAACATTTGATGACACTTCTTATAGTTGCGTGACAGAGTCTTGTTGGTATTCACATGGTAGGGCAGTTGGTATTCTTTGCTCAAACGTTCAAGCCGCGCCAGGGTTTGTTCTGTAATTTCATATGCTTGGTTGTTAATAATGACTGGTCTAAAATAAAGTGCTCGGCCTTTGAGTTGTTTGACCAGTCCAAACAAATCATTCATGGCCTCTTCGTTGTCGTTCAACTGATTTAGCAAACATTTGAAATCAACATTGACACCTGCTTCAATCAATGCTTTGGCATTGTCAACTACTTTTGTAAACAAACTTTTTGACGTTAGACTTCTGCGGATGTTCTCATACAATGCTTCAGAACCTGCGTCAATATCAATGCCAATCCAGGCAATTTTGCGTAATTTTTCTACTGCTACACTGCCTAACAACTTGTCCAAGTTACTGCCATTAGTAGTGATACTGGTTAAAAATCCATGATCTATTGTGTGTTCAATCACGTGTTCGTATCCTGTTAGCACTGTGGGCTCGCCACCACCCGGATAGGTGATAGTATGTGTAGTGCCATAACTGTTGGGACTGTGTGCTCTCCAAGATGCTAGTTTATCTAGTAGTGCAATGTACTCACTGTATTTTTTCTGCACTGGTTTTTCTTTTCTAAATTCTGCAGAATTGCAATAAAAGCAATCTTGATTGCATATATTAGTAAGGTCTATGTCTACTTGTGCTGGCAGTATTTTTTTATTATCCTTGTTCTGCAGCCAATGAACTAGTTCAGCATACTGATACATTGTGATATCGTTTGTATATACTGTGTGTCAAATGCACCAGTAAAAAACTTGTTAACATTATCTGTTCTCCTGTTACTTGTGGTCATGTATATATCTTTAAGATCCTGAGACAACAAATGGCGCAGTTGATCATGGATCGCATGCAATCGATCTTGCCAGTCTGGAATTGAATCATACCCATGGTCAATGATATCATCAAATACGTCTACGCCACAGTCTCTTAGATGCCCTACAGTGCCTGGGTTCCCAAAGATTAAAAATA